CTCGTAGCCCATATAATTGTGTGAGCGGACTGCTGCAAGAATTCCGTACACAGAGAGGGTGCTCCTACGCATTGGAGAAATTCGCTCGCCGAAGGGATCGAAAGTACTTTCCAGCTATCCGCCATATATTCCAAAAGAAGCGAATGCAGGGAGATAATCCGTATCTGACCTTCACGCAAGTTGTTTGCCCTCATCACCTAATTCATCCCCATGACGACGAGTACTACGTCGGTTGTGGGTGCGGAGTGGACATCCAGGGGAAGGGGGTGTGTGCCGACTATTCCTATTGGATTTCTCATAACAGCCCTTCTTTGGAGGAGGACAATCGCCAATTTCATATTCATTTCTCTGAGCGCTTTGACTTTGATGGAGACTTGTTGTTGCCTGTTAAAGGAGACTCAGAAGTTCTCCGGTTTCTTTCCAAGGTTAAACCCCGAAGCAACTTTCGAATAGTAACTCCTCCCGTCAAGAAGATTGACTTTCCTCGCAATGGAGACTTCATCCCTCCGTCTTTGCAAATAAAAGAAATATTTCGCAGAGCCGACATGGACTATAACACAGAGACGCTTAGGACTAAGCGGTACTATAAGGATAAGCATTATGAACAGTTCTGTGATCAGGTCTGGACGGAGAAGACATGCTTTCGCTCAGGCGATCATTATAATCCTCCTAGCCTTAAGTTCCTTGCCATGCGAGCGCATTCCTTATACAACGCCTCTTTCGGAACCAATCGTGGTCGCCCCAAGATGATCACCGCTACCAAAGATCTGTTCCCTCATAAGTATGCTGACGCAGTGTTGAAAATGAATAGGGATGTTCATAAAGTCCCCGAGAGTGCCGGTCCTGCGTTGAAGAATCTGGATTCCGCGCTTGACATGATGTACCACCATTTTGACACTCGTAAATACTTTGGGAAGCTTAAGATCCCTATGACCTTTAAGGACTGTCAAGGTATGTCCTTGGGTACATCAGCTGGCATCAACGATTGCATACGTGATAAGGTAGTCATTGACGGAGTCACTTTGAAGATGGACGGATGTGGAAAAAAATTCGAGATGCTACACGCTGATATGGCCACGGCAAAAAACTTCTACAAAAACGTTGACCTTCCCGATCCATCCATGTTTTGGAAAGCAATTGAAAAGGATGAGAACTTTGATTGTCTTCAGGACTACACCGAGGAGGAGTGGGAAGCTCGACTTCAGAAACTTCGTTTGTATGTTATTCCCTCTTCTCTTTTTGTGCTGTTCGAGCGTTTGATAAGCAAGACACGGTTCGAGCTCGAACACGGGAAGGTTATCCAAGTTGGACACGGGTGGCCGTACGGGGGTATGGACCGGATCGCGAAATGCTTAAAGATCAATAGGGATAATGACACCAAACCTATCCTTGTTGAGGGAGATATTAAGAATATGGACCAGTCTACGCTTGCGTTTTTCATCAACTTGTTCTACTCTTTCGGCCTCGTTTATGATGACCCTCTTGGACCTGATTATGAGTATCGTAAACGTACCGTTGAGCTCCTGATCAGACAGATAACCGAGCGTCTTACGCATCTGTTTGGGCCTATATGGGGTTTCGTGTCGGGGGGTGTGCCTAGCGGGATTCTTAGCACTAGCCACATGGATTCATGGGTTGTCGCCCTCTATCTCTTCTTATTCCTGACTTTTCAAATCGCGAACGCTCCTGAAGAGGATAGAGATGAGCTAGAGAAAGCCGCAATTGAGCTGTTTGGTGCTGTTGTCTATGGAGATGATCATGCCTACAATAAGACCGAGGATCCAGTGCCTGCCCGACATTTCTCTGGCGTCAATTTCGTAAATTTTATGAAAGCGTCGTTCGATATTGATATTCGGGGCATGAAGGATGGCATTCCCTTCCTGTCGACGCATTTCTTGGGTAAGTTGCGTTCCGTTGGCCTTACCTTTCTTAAACATCAATCCGTTCTTAACCCATGTCGTGACCCCGGGCAGTGTACATATCTGCCTTTTAGGGAGTCGGCGGAGTTCTTTGTCCGCGTAGCGTGGGGTCGTTCCAATAAAGTTCGTACTCCGTTAGATCTTGTTCTTTCATGTTTAGGCCACGCATATGGGACCTACGCTTCTAATTATGACGCATGGCTTGGACTCAAGTTCATATATATTCATGCCATGGACGCGTTGGGCGTCGGTGCGAACCAGGTCCTTAGCCAAGTTATGGAGCGCCTGACTACTGACGAGATCCGTGATCTAAGGCGAAAGGGTATATCCAAGGAGGAATTGTTAACAGGTTTCCCTACATGGAAGACTTTGGTCGATAAGAATCGATGGGACCCTGTATACCACTCCCGGATGGGAGGAGACGTGTTTGCCTACCCAATGGAAATGCAAGGGTCATAGAACCCCCATCTGAC